TTAATTGCGGTTCTATCATTAGTTACGCCATCCCCTGTAGCTCCGTAATCCAATACATTTACAACATCAGCAAACCTATCAGCAAGACTTCTAGCGGTCGTTGATCCCGTAGCTGTTACACCGATACTATTAACATCTTGAGCCGTGCCTGTAGCAACAATAACGATCTCGGCATTAACCGGAGGAGCTGATGTAAAAGTGATAGTCGAGGCTTCGCTATCAACCGTATACGCCTCATCAGGAGTTTGTAACACACCATCAATAGCCACACGAAACGCAGCAGCCGTACCTGTCTGAGGTGTAAAGCTAAGATTAAATTGGTCGCTAGTACCGTCGCCTGTGTGTGTGGACTTGTTAAATCCGCTAAGACTTGTACCACTCAGTACCAACTTGTCGTCTACATAGTCCTTGTTAGCAGCGTCTAAAGATGCAGTAGGTGGTGCTAGATTAACAATCTTATTGAAGTTAGCGTTAAAATTGGTTGTACCCTCTAGGACTTGTAAGCTGGATGTATTACCTTCAAAAGCTTCTTCATTAAGATAACGATTGTGACGGTAAGATAAATCTAGTTCGTTCTCCGTCAGTACTGATCCGTCCTCAAAGTCTACAAGATTAACTGTCGGGTTGCTGTTTCTTCTAACACGAACGATTTGTCCTGATGTAGCCCCACTGTTTAATACAACTTTAGTACTGGGGGTTGTAACAAGGGAGAACGCTGAAGTAGCCACTCCGTCTATTAAAACTTCAACATGTGAGTCTTCTAGGAATGGAAAGGAAAAAGCAAAGTCTGTCTGTCCAGCAGTCGCTGTGTAGTCTACGTAGGTGTTAGCCATGATATTATATTATTACTTATTGAGTGAGGAGTTCAAGCACATCTTCTGTTCTTTGTGTTCTCTTTCCTCTCCTAACTTCTTGTTGTAGTCTCATTATTTCAGGAAACTCTTTTAACATTTCTAATTTAGCTTTTTGTCTATAGCGTCCCATTACTCTGCGTAAATAATCAACACGAGGACTAGGAAGACCGCTAAAAGACTGAGGATCAAGGGCTTTGTACTGCTTAGAGTTTATAAGCTTAGTTAGTGCTTGCCTTAATGTAAGATTATTTATTTTAACTTTTGAATGTAGTTCTAACCATCTATCGTATGCACTTCTATCATTAGGTCCATCGTAGTTAGTTAAATCAATAAGACCTTCTAGTTTAGCACTAGGTGCAGAGAAACCGTGAGCAACATTAGCTAATTCAGTTAACACAGGATCGTCTTTTTTACTACCCCATATTATAGGATTTAAAGGATTAATAATACCAGCAGCACCTTCAAAGTATTCTTGTACAACAGGTTCACCAAGTGGATTACGTTTTAAGTCCATAGCCACGCCCGGTATTCGTTTAGCTATAACATCCATAAACGAACGTGTTTCTTTTAACTCTTGGTCTCCCGCTATGGATTGCCCTTGATTAAGTATATTAGGAACAAAACCACCTGCAACGCCTCCTAGATATTTAGCAGCACTTGTTGACTCAGGATCAAAGATGAAACTAAAGAACTTATCTATACCTGCTAAATAGGATTTATTAGTAGCATTCCTAGTAACCGTTAACATACTAGCAGCCATGACTTTCTCAAAAATATTAGAGTCGATACTGTGCATCTTACCATCTTCGATTAAGTCTGCCATATCAGCAAAAACCCCTATCATAGTAGCCACAGGGTCTAGTCTTTGATAACTGATCCACTTATCTCCTACCCTAATACTGTATGGCATATTACCAGCAGCTTGCCACGCTTGTCGTTGTTTAAAGTCTTTAGGACCACCACCGTTGATGCGATCTTTGTACATACTAACAACAGAAGCAATAGCTGCTGTCATAATTGTACCGCTAGCTAATCGTCCACGTGCTTCTGCTCTAGTTAACAAATCAGGAGTGCCGTCAGGTTTGACAGCTATCATTTGCTCCATTAAAGACTTACGTGTTTTTTCTAGTGCGGGTGCTTTATTGTTCAACAGTGCGTCTATCTTATCTTTGTATTCTCCTCCTTTAAGATACTTAGCTGCATTATATGCTGCTTCTGCTGGTGCGAGTAAACGACTAAAAGAGAACTTTAATATGTTAGTAGGAGTACGAATGAAAGGTGCAACTATAAAAGCAAACGGAACACCGTTAACAAAGCTTTGTAGTTTTTGCATATTTTTACCCAACTGACCACTGAAAGTAACTTCGTCTGCTGATCTTATATTAGGATCAACCCAATCACGTGCTAGTTGTTCTAATGCCATGAAGTCGTTATCTCTTGTCTCTGTTCCTACTAGCTGTTGTTGTCTAGCTATCTCAGCGACCTCCTGTTGTCTTCCTTCTACATATTCTGCAATGGCTTTTTCTCTGTCAGCAGGTGTAGCAAATTGTTCAGGCTTAAAAGTTTCGTTAGCTTCTTTAATTAAATTAGACTGCGAGAAGTTTCTATTAGACCTAGTTACCAAAGCATTCAATGAATCAGTTACATATTCAGCTACTTTTTCACTGTCTTTTATGCCTAACTCATAAGCTTTTAACGTTAACTGTGCAACGGCTCTAGTCTTGTACTCGTTAAATTTGTACATCTGATCGACAGACGTATTGAATCTATTTGGTACTCTAATAACATTACCAAAGTAATCTATGAACTGCTTGATGCCGTCGCTCTCTATTTCCTTACCACGCATACGTTCCACGTTCTTTGCTGTTATAGAACCGATACTTCCACCAGTTTGCTCAACAAAAGCTGAACCAGCATCTCCTATATAGTGGTCACCGCTCTTCCATGCATTAAGCATAAACCTTACGAGGTCTTTCAACTGCATACCTTGTGCCCAAGAATTAACAACAGCTTGTCTAGTTTCAGGACTAGCACTAACCCAACCACCTATATATCTTTCGAAGTTCTTTATTGAAGACGATAACGCACCGCCCAAAGCATTGACTGTTAAAGTACGTGGTCCCCACATCAAAGAGTTCTTGTAATATTCCTGCACCATATCCATGAACTTACCACCTTCTGCACCTCTGACAGTTTTGTTCATAGCTATAATAGTATTCCACAGATCATCACCACTACCATTCTTAGCCAGTAGTATATTCTCAACAATATTATCTACGGTCATACCACCTCTTTTATTTAGGTAGTCTTGACGTAGTTTAGTATCGGATATTTCTCTTTCACTTAGACCGATCTTAACGCCCATCTGCCTAGATTTAAGACCCCTACCAAAACCACTAGCTAAACCTGATTGACTAGCTTGTATGTGTAGTTGTTGTTCTATTAAAGTTTTCAAACGAGCTTCAGTCATCTCCAACTCGTCCTCACTTACTTTTCCTTTGGTGTTCTTGTATTGTTCAGCTACATCCAGTATTTCTTTACCGTTAGCTGTCAACATAGATTCCAAAGCTTTCATCCGTGCTGTTATACGAAACAATTCCTGCTTGTCTTTAGCTGCTTGTTGCACCATTGAGTTTAACATCTTTCCGTCCGAACCCATTGCATCCGCTAGTTCATTAACTACACCTTCGTCTAGCATCTCTTGACTCATCTTAGTCATCTTAGTACTATCTTGTAGTAGTTTATTTGCAGTCTGTTCTGCTACTCCTGCTAACTCTTGTGGGTACATACCTTTAGGAAGCTTACCCATCGTCTTAACTAAACCAGTCAATGATTGCTTGCCCCCAACCCTAAAAGTAGGCACATCAACATCTTTAACTAAATCATCAACAATATCAGTAGGTTTTAAATCAGGAAGATCAGCAAACCTTTTACCAAAGTCTAATGGCATTTCTGAACGTTTAGTTACGTTACGTTGTTTAAGAAAGTCATTGAATATCTTTTGTCGTTGGTCGATGCCTAGCTTTGCCTTTAAAGAAGCAAACATATCTTTAAGCATTATAGCTACTTCTTGTGCAATTCTTTTTAATGTACCGCTAGGTGCTAAATCTGCTTCGTCTAATCTTTTTAGAAAAGAGTCAGTCATTTCTTCAGCGAAGTATTCATCTAAATCTTTAAAACGATAATTATCAGAAGTGTATTTACCCTCTAGGAATCTTTTTAATTCACGTGGTATTTCTCTTTTTAACAACGACGAAGGGTCAACACCCTCTTCCAACTCCACACCAAAACCTCTAATGTAGTCTTCTCTAGCTTTTTGAAACTGTTTACTTAAAGCATCTACATCCGTCTTTGGTAAATAACGACTAAGACCATGCCACAACTCGTGGATCATAGTACGTTTAATACCACCCTCGTCTATTACGGACTGTCTTATTTGCAGTAGATTATTACCAAAGTTATAACGACCAGCCGACGGTATCTTATTTGTTATTGATAACGAAACGTCGCCAAACAAACGCTGACCCATTACATCTATAAACTTCTCTACATCGGCTACGTCTTGTGCGTCTGCTCCCTTTACTGGGAACTTCTTCATTAATCTCTTTTTTAAAGTGTCAGCCCCTTTAGGAATAATATCCATCATCCCCTCTTCCTCGTAGGTCTTAAATGGACGTGGTCTTAGCTCAATAGCTTCTTCTAAATTTTCAACAGTGTTTTCGACAGTCTCTAGTTTTTCTTGTAGATCGGGTTCAGGTCTTTTTTCTCGAAACTCAGGTAAGTCAGCAAAACCTAAATCTTTAGTCTCATCTCCCCACTTCATCATTGCCGTGGTAATAGCGTCTTCTCTGTCTGCTCCTTTTTGTAGCTCTACGTTTTTTATCTTAATAGCGTTTATACCTGCCATCACAGACTTAGATACAGCACCTACGCCTAGTCCAACTAACACACCTTCCAGTACATTCTTAACCCTACCCACTGCTTCGTTGTCGTCAGGGTCAGCTGCTAAGTATTCAGTTATTGGATTCTGTAGTTCGGGAAATTGTTGTATAAGATTAGACAGTCTTTCTTCTTGTCCGTCGAACGCCACAAAGTCAGAAGCCATCTCAGCTCCTAAGTAACCCTTCCAACTGAGATCAGTAAACTGTCCGGGCTTTGCACCTTTGGTTACCGCTTTAGCAGCTTTACCTGCAACACCTGTTAATTGTCCTGCTCGTGCTGCTTTACCTGCTACACTTATACCCTTACCAATAATACCAAACGGTACTGCAAACTGTGTAAGTCCTTCTATTAAACTACCGGGTAATGTTTGAGAGCGTCCAAAGAAACGTTGTTCGTCCCAGTCAGGAAGCATATCAAAAGATAGAAAGTCACCTAAGTTATAGACACCATGTGCGACTCCCTCTAGCCCTCTTACAGGAGCAGCAAACGCATCAAACACATAATCACTTATTCCTAGTTCCTTTTCAGTTGTATCTTCTGCAAAATCAGGTGTGTAGTTTTCTAACTTCATTACTTATAAAATTTCTTACCAAGCTTACCGTTAAGGTTAATAAATTCTTTTATCTTTTCTTGGTCGTTTTCATCTAATGATGTACCAAAAATAGAGTTATACAATTCTAACTCAGGAGAGTAATCCTCAACCCTACCTGCTTCAATTTCAGATAATCTTTCTTTTGCTATCACAGGATAAATACCCACTAAATCTTTTACAGCTTCTTTGTCAATAGGTATCTCTAACTCTCTAGCTGGTCTTGTTTCAATAGTAGCACCTACACCATATGCACCGATTCGACCGCCTATTATCTTTTGTCCTTGTTGAGTAGCTTGTTTGTAGGTAGTGCGTCTAGTAACCCTTGGTATTTTTAATATGTATTTACCGTTCTTAATGTTTTCCAAGTTGTACACATCTTCCCCCTTAGCCATTAGATACATAACAAGACTACGCTGTGCTATTTCTTTTTGTTGAGCAGTAGTGGCTGTGGATTGAATCGCATTAACAGCACCCTCTATGGGGTTTTCGTACACAGAAGTTTGTCCGTATATGTTATTAGCGGTTCGTACTGTAAATTCAGAACGTTCTAAATCTTTTGCTATTTTATTAGCTGCTTTAAAATCTCCCTCCAATAGCTTCTCCTCTATATCAAAAAAAGTTTTACCAACGAGAGGTATTGCTTCTTCTAAATCTCTTGCAGGATCAATCAAAGACTTCTTAGCTGCTTCTACATTCTTTTGCCCACTTACTATAGCAGAAGCTTTTTGTTCGCTTTTATATTCTGTAATAAAACCGTTTAGCTCGTTCTCATAGTCCTGTATAAACTGCTGATCCCACGCCTCCATATCCTCCGATACTTCAGTCTGCCACTTTGTACTATCGACTTTATCACCCTTAACATTACGATAACTACCTGTGCTTAACTCTAAAAACTTTTGATCCCTTAATTGTGAGTACTTTATTTTTAGTTCTTCTGACTTATTAAATATAGTAGGGTCAATTTGTGACTTACCAGTAAGATCATCTTGTATCACATTGGTAGGCAAACTAGCTATTCTATCCGCTGTATACTTAATTTGATTCCTATAACTAGAAGACCCTGTCACTCGTTGTTCGTGTATTTGTTTAAAGCGTACGACGTTTTCGTCTTCCGAAGTCAATGACATAGCGGTGTTTATAACTTTAATACCATCCGAACCTCTAGCATAAACATTACCGCTTTCCTGTAATTTATTAATAAAATAATCTTTTACCTCTTGTTCTGTTCTTAATAAAGTGTCTTCGATTTCAAAAGACTTTCCCTTGCTAATAGCAAGCATAGCACTAACAACATCAGCTTCGGTCTCCTGCAACAACAAAGCAGCGTCGCCTTTATCTTTGGATGCCCTACGTTCACTTACTTCAGCTACACGTTGTCTTATCCTCGCCTCCTCTGCACCGTACTCACCAAAAACATCATCTATAGAACTCTCAGGATCAGTACCCATCTTAGTAGTCCCTACCCTTAAATGACCCGCTGCGTAATCTAACCACTGTTCAGCTGCCTCTTCATTACCGTTAACAGCGTGTGTAAGAGCTACGTCTTCTATGAGTTTAAATAAATCAGCTGGATTTAAAGCACCTTCGTTTGTTTCCCACCAGTCATCAATGGCAGGTATATTAGCCAAGCCTCCTTGTTGATCTAGTAACGACGCATTATATAGCACAGACTTTCCTGCCAATTTTAACTCTTGCCTTGCTTGTGCTGTACTCAAACTATCGTGAGCCAATGTGTAACGTCTTGTTGTATCTCGTATAGCACCTTCAAAGCCATCATTAACAAACATACTACCTAATGAGTCGTATTTCTGTCTAAGCGTATCTTTAGATTCGTTAATTAAATCATCAATGTTAGCGTCTGCATTAACTGGGTTTTCAACACGACTCTTTAGCTCTCTTTCGTACTCGTCGTGCATTAAAGCACCTACTGCTTTCAGCTTACGCTTCTGATTTAATGGTGACATAAGCCAACCTAAACCACCACGACGTACTTGTTTGTCTAGTTCTCCTTCCGTCTGTTTCAGCATAGCCTGAACTTCTTCAGGACTCTTACCTG